ACAAGAGATTTTTCTGCTGTTTCAGCGTTACCGCATACGCAGCTAGCTAGTCTCAACGCTTCTTGCTCGTCAGTCGTGTTGAACGTGACGAAGAAGAAAGGATCCACTGGATCATCGTTAAGACAGGCTAGAGCGTACAAAGCGTCTCTGGTTGTTTTTTCCATACATCTATTTATCGAACCTTAGTATAGCTGATACGGTCATAGCCGTCATAGCTGGATGCCCAAGGGCTGCGAGGTAGAGCAACAAAACCAATTTTATCTTCGTTTGCTTTGAAGAAAGCTCTGGCAGCTGCGCCTACATCCCAATCACTCTCAGCCATAATCTCAAACTGATCGGAACAGAAATGCTTCTCGAAAGTGACCTTGTATGTCTTAAGCTTTTTGACCTTCTTGATTAGGTCTTTCGTATTGCCTTTGCGATTGTTGACGATACGATTGAACTCTGCATCGCTGCACTTTGCAAGTGGTCCCCAGGCTTCCAGGGACCGACTTTTAACCTCAAGCAGCATCAGCCATCTCCACTGCCAGCTCGAGAGCCTTGGTCTTGAGGTTCTTATTAGCACCATACCAGGCAGACTGCAGACGAGCATCAGCCGAACGACCAATCGTATGGTCAGTCATATAGGTAACGGTGTTAAAAGCCTGCCACCAGGTACCACGACCATACTCAGCACCTGGCTGATTATCGAGAGCTTCGTTAAGAGCGAACGCAGCCGACTTCGACAGTTCCTTGGTCGAATCTTCTTTCTGAGTCAGAACCGGGAAGACGCGCTTGAAATAGTCAACGATCGACTCGTTGTTGTAACGACGCTTCGAGAGATGTTCAGCCATCTCCTTGTAGGTAGCCAGCTTATGCTTAGCAACACCCAGCGTTTCCTTAACGAGGTCAGCATCGAACTCGCGGCGGTGCGAAACCTTAACCATCGACTTCGACTGGCTATTCAGCGAGAGAGTCAGCGTGTTATTGCAAACGACGCGAATCGGAGTAAAGCGAACGTCGATCGACTGACCGTACGCATGCGGGTTAGTAAAGAGGAGGTACGAGTCAACCTGGTCACGACCGCCGAAGAGCTCGAACGATTCGCTGACCTTAGCCAGACCCCAAACGATACGACCATCCTTGAGCGAACCAGCGGTATGCATTTCCATATCACCAGCAGCGACGAAGTCGTTAAAGAAAGCGAACGCATCTTCGTTCTGCATCGGATTCCAGTCGTCAGTAATAACGTCCAGAACACGACCATCACGATCGCGAATCAGAGCCGAGTGATCGGTAAAGAGCTTCTTACCGGCATAGTCAGCCGTCAGAGGAACCTTCTCAACACGCCAGTCAAGCTTAGCAGCTTCCAGCATCTGCAGCGGAGTCACATCCGAAGGAACGCGAACACCAAGACCATGCCAAGGCAGGTCACCAACGTAAGCCATCGAAGCTTCGTCACCAATCATTTCAAGTTCATGTGCCATAATATAAAGTCCTTTTCAAATCACAAATCAGTTAGGGGTAACAATCCAGAGAGCTGCGAAGAGCAGCGGGAAACCGAGGATAAAAGCAACACCGCCGATAACTTCGTTACGGAACTGCTCCGGGGTCATAGTAGCCTTAAGATCGCGAATTACCTGAATCATCTCAAATCTCCGTTTCTTCATTCTATAATTACTTATAGAGTCTTTTTCATAAAAAGGCAACTGTTAATATTCACGAACAGTACGAATATCTACGAGCCGCGGCGAAACCTGCTTAGCCGAATACGACTTGCCAGCCATATCGAAGTGCCAACGACCATCTTCATGGTGGAGGTTAAACTCTTCCTTATGACGGAAAGGAGAAAGACCGGCAGTCCAAGGGTAACCGGTTTCAGCTTCGAAAGCACCACCGCACATGTTAACAACGACTTGCATCTCAATCTTCCTTCTCTTCATCTTATATCTTCTTATAAGTTATTTTGAAGAAAAGTGCAACTGTTATTTTAGTCTGAAATTAACTTTTCGTGAACTTCTTTTACGTGCTTGCATTTACGATGCATCGAGAAGCCAACACAGGAACAGGTCCAGCCTTCTTCCGTCAGCTGGACCTTGTAGGTTTCTTTGGTACGAGAGGACGTCACAGGCCAGATAAGACCGGCCAGATGATGACCTTCGTAGTTCATTCCGGGGAGTTTAAGAGGTATCTTCATAATACCAATGTAGTGGATTATGCAGTTAATTGCAACTGCTTTTTATGATAATCCTTTACCATCTTAGCGGCTTCCATAACGTAGTCCTGAGCTTTCTTTCGGATTACCTGAGCCTTATTGCTATTCTCGATGGCGATAATGATAACGATATCCTTAGCCTTCTCACCAGTCATCTCCCAGAGCATGTAGCTATAGAGAGCAGCCTGCTTGAAGTAATTCTGAATCCAGTCTTCGCGCTTAAGCGACTTAGACGTCTTATAGTCGATGATAGCAGTAACGCCATCATACTCAGCGATCAAGTCGCAGCGACCTGCTACCTTAAGATGATTTGAATAGAGAGGGCACTCGATAGCTCGGATGTTATTAACCTTGCTATCGAGCACCTCCTTGATCTGCTTGAACATCATTGTATCGATCGGCATGATCTCGCTAGGATCAACCGTCTGTTGGCTTTGAATGTAATCTTCACACATAGCGTGAATCTTAGTACCACGAATAGTAGCCTTAGTGGTTACTCTATTGGCTTCTTCTTCACCAACACGCTTACGCCATTCCTCGATACCTGACTTATCAGACATCTCAGACAATACTGTAGTAACCGAAGGGTACTTGTTACCTTCAGGTGTCACATAATGGCGCTTGCCATTGACCTCTTCCGTATTGAGCTCAGTGAACTCGATTAGGTTGAAGTCGAAAAGATAATCAGAGCGGATCAAATCCTAGTTCCTCACGTGTAATAATATATTCTTTAACTAAGTCAGAACGGACAATATCTTCAGGCTTAAAGTCTACGAACTCAAACGCTTGCATACGTTCGATGATTCGCATAAAGTCTCGTACGCCTGACTTCTCCTTCTTACGTTCTGATGATAGATCATCTTGACGAAAATCGCCACAGAAAACGAACCTACAATTGGTTCCTGCACGAGTAATAATTGAGTGCAGCTCCATATGGTCCATGTTCTGGCATTCGTCTACGATAACGACGCAATCGGTTAGTGTAACACCTCTGATGAACGAGGTAGACATAAACTCAACTGCGTTCTTCTGCTTGAGCACTTCATACGCGTCACCGCGGTTATAAAGCTCAGTGCAGATAGCATAGTACGGCGATTCGTATACTCGCATCTTCTCTTTCTGATTGCCAGGAAGGAAGCCCATATCACGAGTCGGTACAACCGAACGTACTACGAAAATCTTATTATACTCGTTAGCTGTATTATACAACGAGTTCAGCGCTAGATAGAAGGCAATAAAGGTCTTACCTGTACCTGCTGTGCCATGCAAGAAAAGATGCTTACCATGGCGATATGCGTTAAATGCTTTCTCCTGATTCTTAGTGATAGGTTGAAAACGTTGCAGCGCGAAGTTTGGAGTTGCCTGAAGACCAGCTGTTTGTTCTTGCTGACGGAGCAGTCTCTTTTCGCGCTTGGTTAATCTGCGCTGTGGTTCTGATTCCATTAAGTCTACTTTGCTTTATGTTTTTTAACGATGTTACGGATCTTGGTCTCTTTGATACCTTTGGAGCCGTACTTTTCACCCAGAGGCGTATGTGGATTCGCTTGGGCGATGCGGGACATCATATCGTTAAACCCAGAGTCATTCTTATGAGTAACTCCAGCGATGCCAGAGATAAGAGCAGGGGCAGTAATCACCTGCTGCACATCCGGGTTGTCTTTTAGGAATTGCTCGCGAGAAGAGATCGTCATCATCTCTTCCCACTGCTCACCTGTCACTGTATTGTAGAATTCATAAATTGGCATTAATAGTCATCTTCAATCTCAAGTAGTCGGTCTAGGTCTCGTTGGCGGATCGCATTACGCATACGCTTTTCTGTGAGACGTCGACGCTTCTCGTCACGTTCTTCGTCGATGAAATCTTCGTCGAATTCGCGAAACTTCTTAAACTTGTTCTTCATAATTGAGCAGTCCTGGAAATGCTTTGTTTACGAGGTCTGGGGTGATGCCGTAAGGCAGGGTTTTGTCCTTCATCGCGATAATCACTTCTGCGTCCTTAGGATGCACAGACTCAAGGGTCTCGATGAAGAGCGCTTCTCGACGCAGATGGTTCAGATTGGAACCACCCTTGGCGAAAATATAGAAACGCTTGGCTTGCGAATAGAGGAAGCTCTCAGCGTTAACTGGGTCACAAGGCGTGTAGGGAGGTGCACCAGGAGGCAGGTCCCACTCAACGCCAGGGAAGAAAGCACCTACCAGGATAGTCTGCAGCGTAGCGTTATCAGCATGCTCCTGCAGGTACTTGATCTTTTCTTTTTCGGTTTTCTTCTTAGAGGTATTCTCTAAGATTTCATAAATTGCAATTGGCATCAGAATTCACCTATTACTTCCATTAAGTTCTTCAGACGGTATTGAATAAAGTAGTTGAGAAGCTTATCACGCTTCTTACCAGATTGAGCGTTGTACTCCTCGATTACCTTTTCAGTAATCTCCTTAGGAGTATATGAAAGGTCAACTAGCTGCTCATTACGCTTCCAGTTACGTAGCATATTCTCGTCACAGAACTCTTCTGGCTTCATCTTAGTCCACAGATTAAGCTTATCAGAACGAAGAGGCTTCTGACGCGAGCCTGTCACAAAGGTGTCATCCTTTGACAGGAAGTTAGGTACACCGTCACCCATATCGCCCTTCATGATATGCTCCTTAACGAACATATCGGGGTTGTTATGAGTGATGTACTTCTTACGTACTGGGTCGTACTGCTTGACGTTCATATACGATTGCAGCTGTACGAAGTCCTTATCACCCGATACAATCATGATCGGCTGACCAAAGAACTGCGATACGAGAGCGCCGATGACATCATCAGCTTCAGCACGTTCGACTTGAATAACGCGATAAGGGAAATGCTCTTTGATCTCATCACGGACCTTATTGAGCGACTCGAAGAGAGTAGTCCAGTCGATCTCAGACTTCTCACGAGCCTTGCGACGGTTAGCTTTATAGTAAGGAAAGATGTCTTTACGCCATGAACGAGGCGCATCACATGCAATGACCATTTCGCCGTATTCGGCTGAGAAGCGCTTATTGTGAGCGCGGATAGTATTAAGAACCATATGTCGAAACAGGTCCTCGTCTACCTTGAGGTTAGTATGATTACCGATCTGTGTCATATAGTTCGAAATCATAACTTGGTTGAGGTCAAGAATAATCATAATGTTAAGCCACTGAGGGGCCGTCTCCTTTTACTTCTTCATCTTCTATACTTATAAGCTCTTCTGTAATTTTTTGCAACGGATGAGGTATGGATACAGACTTACAAAGCATCGAACGGATAGACTCAACTACGAGAATACTATCCTTGTAGAGATCATCTTGCTCCATATCGAAGCCTTCTTCATGCGCGCGTTGAAAGACAAACGCAGCAAGCTCATCTAGAATGTAGTTGATATGCTCTCTGCGGTTCTCTTCAACGCGCTCTAGAATCTCATCTAGAGATTGAAGCTGTTGCTTTTCGATCTGCTTTGGGAAGATAATAACGTTGTCGGTCATTTAATAACTCTCAGGAGCACTGTATCGTTATTTATCCGTCCGTTGGGCTTTGTCTCGTTAGTCTTAATGTCTTCCAGGAAAGTCCTCAGAGCAACCTTACCGGCACCCAGCAGCGACTGAATCGCGATTTCTGGCTTACGTACACTCTTAGTAGATGAAGTATCTACATCATAGCCGGTAAGAGTAGTACCCTTGACCTGAATGCCGTTAGGACCACCTGCGTCGTAGCGAGTCAGCTTCTTGTACTTAGTATTGTACGTCCAAAGCTGCTTACAGCCTACAATCTCAGCCGGATTAACCGAGACGATCTTAAGAGCAGGAAACTCCTTCTGATACTTCATCTTGGAGACCTGATCTACAGCCGACTTAGTCTTCTTCTCACGCGGCTTGCGTACCTTAGTAACCTTCTTATTACCAACGTAACGATCGCAGTCAATCAGAAAAGTTTCCCAGTACTTCTTCTGCTCTGCTTTAGCCTTCTTCTGAGCACGGCTATCGTACTCGTCAGGTTCGAAGTCGTTAACCCAACCGCTATAGAACTCGCGAATAGCATTCGCAGCTTGAACGGTTGCTTCCTTACCCTTAAGCCATTCGTAGATATTCAGAGCAGGGTCAGTATCAATCGCCTCTTCACACTCGGTGATAAGCTGGTTGATCTTAGCCTGAGTACGTTCTTGAATAGAAACGGTAGGCTTTTCGACCTTCGGTGCTACTTCCTTGGTATTGATACCAATAGCATACAAGCGATCGATCTGCTGATTGAAGAAGTTCATCGAGCTCTCAGACAGCTTGTTACCGTTCATCATGATACGAGCCTGCCAACCAATCGTAGTAGGCACGGTATGCTTCGGACAACGACGAACGTCTGCAATTGCAGCTTTCTCGAAGCCGTTCTTCTTCATATATTCAAGCAGCCATTCACGAGCCTGGTCTTGCTCATGCATGTAGTTGTACCAGTTCAGAGCATCACGATACTTGCTGTAGTCAAGCCCATCAACGACAATCGGCTCAGAGCCATAATACTTGTCGTCAATGGACTTAACAACAGAACGAGTCTTCCGCGGCTTCTGGACCTTAGGGGCCTTGATGATTCGCTTAAGAGCCATTACTCACCTTTCTCAATCTATATCTTCTTATAGATACATTTTGAGAATAAATCAACTGTTAAATTCCGACCTTGTAGCTGAACAGCTGCTCAGTCTTAGGAATCTCACGCGGCTCATTCACGATCGACTCAAGGAATGCCTGCCACTGCTGCTGACGGATGTTCCAGTTATAGAAGATATCAGCATAAGCCTTCTGCGAAGCAATACGCGACTGAACCGATTCGGTATCGAGAAGCGGAATCAGAGCTTCGAGATGCTTATAGAAGTATGCAGCATGCTCGTTAGGTTCTTCAATGTACTGATACATGTGAGTCCAGTTAGCTCCGGTCTCATACAGAGCACCAAGATTTGGATGGACACAGAGCATACCAGCCGACATAGCTTCCATCAGAACCAAGCATGAAGTCTCAACCCAGGTTGACGGGTATGCCAGGATATGGTTCTTCTTGAGCTCTTCACGTAGCTGCTCATTAGGAAGTGAGCCGTGATAGTTGATCTTAGGATGATTGCGGCACTGCTCGAACAGAGGCTCGAACGGCTTGTCTGAATCCGGCCAGCCATAGAGATTGAACGACGAGTAGACGTTCAGCTCGAGGTTATCGAACTTTTCGCACAGCTTATCGAATACTGGGATAAGCAGGTTCAGACCACGATGAGGAGTCGACCAATACGCAAGCGAGATCTTATCCTTAGGCTTCTCATGAGGCTCGATAGGAACGATAGCGTTCTGAAGCACTACGCACTTCGAATACGGAATCTCATAAGCAGCGCAATACTGCTGCATCTGCCAGTTCGATACGAACACCAGACGATTGAACTTCTTCCAGCCACCGTTAGCTAGATGCTGCGATTCCGGATCGTTCGGAAGATCATGCAGCCAGAGAACACGAACCTTAGACTCGTCTAGATCACGAACGCGTGAACGAATAATCTGAAAGTTATCAAGCAGATCTTTGGGTAGCGAAGCTTCTAGGCGCTCACCCATTAATTCAGTACCGCCTCGAGCCTTTGCAGACACTTCGTCGTTAGTACTAACCATTAATTAGCTCCTGTAAAACAAATAATTGAATCAAAGCGGAACGAGCGCCAGGCTTCCTTCTCCAGATCCCACACAGCAATTGACTCTTCGCTAGGCTTCTTCTTTTGTACAGCGTTTTCGAGATCTTCTTGCTTAGGGAGAAGATCTTCCTTAAGAGTGCACCGCATTGTACGCTCTGTGCCGTCTCTCTTAAGGAATGTAACGCTCAATACCTGGGCTTTGAGCATGTTACGCAATGTGGTATTATGACTATAAACACTCATGATATACTCCTATAAGGATTATGAAATCCTTTTTGTTTGTTGTCAAGGTTTGTTTCAAGCGCTTCACGCTTATGGTATTTCCAGTCTTTATACTTACCGTCTTGCTCAACGTAGTGTAGAAAGATCTGTCTATGCCAGTCGTAATGGAGCGGTGCTCTCCAGTGAGGTACGGTCATACCGTAGTATACAAGAGCGTCACCCGGCTCAAGTATTACACTATTATTGTGTTTGAGATGACCAGGCAGCAGCATTAGATCGTAGACTTCGTGTCTGGGGCTGCATGCTGTCTGATAGTAGATAGGCCAATTATCGCTTGGCTCTGATTTATTTATCGTAACGGTCATAGTGATCTCACAGCCGTTACGATCGACATGAAGTGGTAGATGTTCACCCTTCATATATTGACGGCCATATCCGTAGTTAGAATAAAAACTTTTATCAAAAGTTTGTTCTACGATATGTCGTTTAGCTTCGACGTAATCGTCGAACATAGCACCGCAACTATACATCGAGGTGTCATCGCTATAGAGGATTTCTCTTTCTAGATAGAGATCGAATCTTCTATTACAGTGTTCGACCTCTTCTTTAGAGAGAAATCCTCTGATGATATGGTATTGCTTACTGTGCATTCTCGTTGTACCATTCGACCAGATCAGTATAACCGCCAATGGCGCCTGTATCTTGCTCGAAGATATACGGTACTGTCTTTACCGATGGATACATTTCAACGAACTCATCACGTGACACGTCACGGCCGATCACATTTTCAATATAATGATCGCCGCGTTGCTCGATGAGACTCTTTGCGTTAACGCAGGACGGGCAGCCTGGCTTGCTATAAACGACAAAGGTTCTATTCATCGCCGGCTACCTTATTAAAGAGGCCTTGTGCAATCTTCTTAGGATCACCCCAGAGTGTATTAGCACGTACACGAACAAAACGCATATTAGAAGCTGTACCTGGAACAGTAATCCAAGGATTCTGACCCTTACGCCACGCTGATAGCTTATTCAGAGCCTTTTCGATCTCTGACTTATCGCGACGGGCTTCCTTAACTCCTGCAACAATCGAACGACGCTGACCCTTAGAGGTCACTGTCTTACGAATTCTCTTCTTACCCATTAACTAATCTCACTTCTTGTTCTTACGAGCACCGCGTGCTTTGCGCTTAGACGAGCCGATTTTACGGCGACCTTTACGAGGCCTATTCTTTGCTGGATGTGGCATAATGTATCACCTTATTATATAACGCCTTTGTTGATTAAAGTCAACTCATTTTCTCTGTCTATGTACTTATACTCGACAGCTGCCGGTTCGAATACCTGAATGGCATTGAATACATCATCAATGTTTAACGTAGAACAGGTATACACATCTAGTTGCATTAGGCCTGGATCTACCTCATCCCACACATGCATAGCAATGTGTGACGTTTCAATAATCGTAACTGCAGTAAGACCTTGATTGCCTACCATGTCAGAATACACCGCATATGGCCCCATCAAGATTTTCATACCGATAGTGTCGACAAGACTTCGCATCCAGTCTTGAATCGCTTCGACACACTTGGGAGGATTGTTCAGTTCAGCTCTGATGATCAGATGCTTGTGCTCAAGTACTTTAGACAACTCATGGGATTCCTTTATTTGATTGACTTCAGATGTTCTTTAAGTATTTTCGAGCCCCCTATACGGACATTGATAATACCATTATAGTAGTTATCTGACTCTAATACCCTACGCTCAAACTGTTCTCTCGCTTCGAGATAGCTAGCAATACCTCTGCTAGGACAGAAGTATAGAATCTCGCGAGTGAAATTTTCGGGACCTAAACGCTCAACATCTTCTTTAAGTCTATCACTAGAACCCCAATACTCACGCCAATCGCTTTCTTTGGTGGAGCGTCTTTTCTTTGTCTTACCTTTAAGAGGCTGCTTTGTTACTTTAAACTTAGCTAGCTTCTTACCAACATACATCATACCGTTGGTATTGTTAGTAATCAAGTAAACAAAAGCTTCGCAATCGGGCGGCAGCTCTTCTACTACAATACCATTGTATAACCAATTCATAGCATCTTTCCATTGAAAAGATGTATTTATTAGTCTTCGATACCCCAGTAATCTAAATCTTCGTCATCATCTTCTTCTTGCTCTTCCATCTCGGTACCACAGTACGGACAGAAGGCAATACCTTCTTCTTGATCAACGGTATCAGATACTACTTTAAACTCGGAATCGCAGCTTGAGCACCAATGCCAATCGTTCATAGAGAGAATCCCTTGAAAGTGTTTTCGTCTACATCCTTTTTAACACCACCAATAACATAACTAGTAATTTCTGTTTCTTGTGGAGCTACCTGAACCTCTGCACCAGAGATCCATTTCTGAGTCCACGGAAGCGGGTTTGGACCAGGCTTACCGTTAAGACCGATAGCGCCCATACGCTTTGCAGCGATGTGGTCAACATACTGGCAGAGCAGCTCTTCGTTGAGTCCAATCATAGACCCATTCTTAAATAGGTAGCGCGCCCACGCCTTCTCCTGCTCAACCACACTATAGAACATCGCGATGCAATCCTCGCGTGTTTCATCCTGTATACGCGCAAAATCCTCATCTTCTTTTGGAAGAATTTTGAGGAGCTGCTGAGTGCTGGCAAGGTGAACGTTTTCGTCGCGTGCGATGAGCTTAATGATCTTAGCGTTGCCCTCCATTTTTTTAACTTCAGCGAACGCCCAACTGCATGCGAAACTGACATAGAATCTAACTCCTTCAAGTGCATTAACAGCATTAAGACACAACCAGAGGTCCTTCTTATGCTCGTATGCATGCTTCTTATCATGTTTAAAGAGAGCGTACTGATTATTAGCTGTAATCAGCCTATCATAGTACTTAGAGATATCGTTAGCACAGTCTACGATTTCTTGGATGTCGAGCATTTCATCAAATACCCGCGACGGATCAGAATATACGTTTCGAATGATATGAGTGTAGGATCGACTATGAATCGTCTCGGAAAATGCCCAAGTTTGGATCCAGGTTTCGAGTTCGGGGAGCGAACATACCGGAAGAAACGCCACGCCAGGTGCACGTCCCTGTACAGAGTCCAGAAGAATCTGGCGCTTGAGGTTAGCAGTAAAGATATGCTTCTCATGCTCTGTTAGCCCCTTGAAGTCTTTACCATCGCGTGATAGATCGACTTCTTCGGGTCGCCAGAAGAAGCCAAGCTGCTTGTCCGTTAACTTCTCAAAGATAGAATAGCGCTGCTTATCGTATCGCGCGATGTTAACGGGTTCACCGAAGAAACACTTCTCTTGTGTTGCATCGATTTTGTTAGTATTAAAAACGCTCACCAGTCTCTTGCCTCTATGAATTCAATTTGATGACTTGCTACCACTCTATGCTTAACTTCGCCTGTGAGTGTATCTTCTACTACTACAGACACGCCAGTTGAGTTAGGTCTAGTAACATACTCTATTAAGCGATACACTCTACCATTATCATCCCACATATCAGTATCAAATTTCACATAATCTGTCATGGACGGCCTTGACCTCTATACTTTTTAAAGCTACGCTTCTTATGCTTGTTCATTGTGGACATCTTAGGATGACGAATATCTTGTGATGTGCCGGTTACGATAGGGATATGCTTTGATATGGTTGCTGCAGGCGCTTTTCTAGCCATGGCCGTGCTCCGGGTTGAGGTTGAAGGTATATCACCATATCACCATCTTCCAACGTTCTGGAACAATACCAAAGTATTCACACTTATAGTCTGATTGCTTAAAAAAGTCAAGATGGTACCACTCATCTTTTTTCGACCAGATAGCTTCTGCAGCATCATCCCAATCGATAGAAGATAGGATACCATCCATCTTTTGCTTTATATCTATCACTTCTTGATAATCGAAACAATCGTATTCCCAGTGAAGTACTTCAAAGGTGCGACCTTTACTATCATAGAAGTCCATAGAGAAGTCTAGACCCCATTTAGGTCTAATGTTTACTAATTTATGATAGGCTGGTTGAGTCTTAGCCCATTCTTGTAGCTGCTCTAATGCCCTACCAGTATATCCCTTACGTTCAAAGAGTAGAGCATGGTTTAGTACAGCGCCTTCTTCCTTGTACTTTTGATCCATCCATTTCTGGCGAAGCGCGGTACGGTGAGGTCTGTGAGAGTTAATTAGATCTGTGTCACTGTTAGCAACGGCATAGAGTTGTTCGATGTAGCAAAGATCGTAGCCATTTTGATCGAATAGATCTGGTACCACATACATCGGCGCTTTAGTACTGGCTAGTGGTACTTCCCAACGAGGGTTGGGGTTGAATTTACATTCAGTGAGCCTCAGATCTTGCACGAGTCGCAATCCTCTGTATCAACAGCACCGGGTGCTAAAGGCTTCTCTTCCATCTCACCTGCGCCGTCGTATGTGTTAAAGTAGTACAGTGTCTTACCACCATACTTATAGTGCATGAGAAGATGCTTAATCATTTCCGACATCGGAATCTTTTCATCTTCGTAATGCTGCGGGTTATAGGATGTATTGACCGAGATTGCTTGGTCAATAAACTTCTGAAGTACTGCCATGATCTTCAGATAGCCTTCTGGCGATTTCTGATCCCATAGTAACTCATATTTATTCTTCAGCTTCTGAATACCTGGTACTACCTGCTTAAGTACACCATCTTTAGATTGCTTGATCGATACAAGGGCACGAGGAGGCTCAATGCCATTGGTTGAGTTAGAGATCTGAGCAGACGTCTCAGCCGGCATCAAAGCCATCAGAGTTGAGTTACGAATACCATACGACACAGCGTAGCGACGAACGTAATCCCAATCCATCTTATAAACAGGAGCGGCCAGTTCGTCAACTTCCTTCTTGTAAGTATCGATAGGAAGGATTGCCTGGCTGTACTTTGTTTCTCCAGTCTTGAGGCATGAACCTTGCTCGAACGCTAAGTCGACAGACGCCTTGATTAGGTAGTAGGACCAGGCTTCAGCAAATTCATGAACCAAATCAAGGTTAGGATTGGAGTAAGTAGAATCATTGCGAGCAAGCCAATAAGCAAAATTAATGATTCCCACACCAAGCGGGCGGCGGTTCTTAGTACCAATCTCAGCAGCAAGAACTGGGTACGACTGGTAATCCAGCAGAGCGTCCAAAGCTCTAACAGCGAGAGTGCAAGGCTTTTCGAAGTCAGTAGGCTTTTTAATCTTGCCCCAGTTGATTGCAGCGAGAGTGCAAAGACTAATTTCACCGGTTTCATCCTTTATATCATTAAGAGGGGTTGTAGGCAGAGTAATCTCACAGCAGAGGTTACTCATCTTAATTGGAGCCTTCTCCTTGATAAACGAACCATGATCGTTAGCATGATCGACGTTCATCAGATAGATTCGTCCGGTGTCCTTTCGCTCTTGCATGAAGGCTGAGAAGAGATCAATCGCAGGGACGGTCTTTTTTCTGATTTTGGTGTTTCTTTCGTACTTCTCATAGAGTGTACGGAACGCATCAACATCTCGAAAGAACGCGTCGTAGAGATCCGGGCAATCATGAGGCGAGAAGAGGGTGATATTACCTCCAGCCAAAAGTCTTTCATACATCACCTTATTGAACTGGACACCATAGTCAAGATGCCTCACGCGATTGTCTTCAGTACCCTTGTTGTTCTTGAGTACTAGGATATCCTCTACTTCGAGATGCCAGATGGGGTAATAGAGTGTAGCAGCTCCTCCACGGACCCCGCCTTGTGAGCAGGACTTAACAGCACTCTGAAACAGCTTATAAAAAGGTATAACACCAGTATGAGATACAGCACCACCGCTAACGGGGCTGCCAATAGCGCGAATATTACCAGCACCGATACCAATTCCAGCTTTCTGACTAACGTACTTGACAATAGCGGAAGAAGTAGCGTTGATTGAATCCAGAGAGTCATCGGTCTCAATAAGGACACACGAGCTAAACTGACGCTGAGGAGTCCGTACACCAGCCATAATAGGAGTGGGAAGAGAAATATCAAAAGTAGAAATAGCATCATATAGGTCCTTTACCCATTGCATTCTGGTCTCTTTAGGATACTTAGAGAACAGAGTCATAGCGATAAGCATCATCGCCATCTGTGGAGTTTCGTAGAATTTACCTGTTACGCGGTTCTTTACTAGATACTTACCGCGGAACTGCTCCATGGCAGCATAGGTCAAAAGACCATCGCGGTCGTGATCGATGTAATCGTTCAGCTCATACCATTCTTCTTGAGAATATACTTCACCGAGCTCTGCGTCATAGTAGCCGTGAGACTTTACCGTAACATAGTGAGTTAGTAGATGGCTCGGTTCGTACTGACCGTAAACTTCCTTACGAAGGTGATAGTTGATTAGACGGCCGGCAACATACTGATAGTTAGGCGTGTCTTCTGAGATAAGATCAGCAGCGGCTTTAACAAGCGTCTCTTGAATATCAGTAGACTTAATGCCGTTATAGAACTGAATATGAGTCTTGATTTCAAGATCAGAAACAGATACACCAGCTAAACCCTCACAGGCATACTGAGCTACCTTATGGAACTTGTTAATGTCTAGAGGTTCGCGTGTACCGTCACGCTTCGTTACTTGAATCATTATCTTCCCTTAATATAATTTTACCGTCGTCTTGGATGACCCATATAAGATTTGTTGTCTCATCCCAGCCTAGTTCAGCGAGCATTTCAGGCGGTATGTCTATGTATAAGGACTCGTCTGATAGCTGCTTAATTACTGCCGTATAACTCACGGCAACATCTGCTCAAATCTCTTTTGAGCTTCCATACTATCTAATGCAGCCTTAACGTCTGGGAAATGATGGCAAATGATCTCCCAGCACTGCTCAGCAACGATACGATGTTCTTTCTGTGTAGCCTTATCCATACGAAGCTGACAGTAGTGAACCCATGAACGCAGAGAACCAGACATAATCATAACCGATTCTGTATTGCCTTCTGGTAGAACAGCACGTGCTTGCTCCTTAGCAATACCACGTTCGATAGCCCACTTATAAGCAAACTCAGCAGCGTTAAGAGCCTGCTTCTGAACGATATTCCACTCTTCAGCCAGACGATTTTCGTCCGGACCTAGCTCTACAGAATTCTGTCGATTCTTGGCGTCTTGAAGTCGGGCTTCCCTTGTAACGAATCCAAGATCCACTGTGGGATCGGCGTAACGCTGACTGTACTCTTGGAATGAGAAAGAACGATGCCGAAGGATTTGGCGTGCAATATCTCTTGTTGTTTTGATTTCCATTGATACATGGACCATCTCCAATGGCGACCAATGCTGGTTCTTGATAAGATACTGAACTAGCTTAGGTGCTGTCTTAGTGTTATTCTGATTAGATGGGTTAGATACTCGAGCTGCCCATGCAACCAGCTCATTAGCAGTAGTACAGTCGGTATACGCACTAGGCTTGGTAATACCGATAAGATTCACTTCGCTCATACAAAATCCTCAAGTGTTGTAGAAGTCATAGCGATATAGTATGGCTTCTTTCTACGAATCATATTCTCAATCATGTTACGGGTACCGCGCGACTGTCCATCCCATACGATGATAGCAGCATCAGCATACTCAGCCATAGCGCGGTTACGATAAGGTCCAGCTGAGTTACCATAACGACTCCAATCAGCTGGCATTTCCTTGATAGGAACGTTATGAGCTCTAGCCCATTGCTCACCGAGACGGTCAATACCTGTAGCACAACCAGAGACTACTTCGGTAATCTCATAACCAGAACGCTCAACAGCCTGTACAACGAGCGCATAATCTTCTACAGAACGCGTACCAGCAATAATAACTTTCACTCAGTTAGCTCCATTACCGATATGATCCATTAGACGCGGATCATAATAGATAGTACCAGGTGCTTCTCTATTCAAGCTTTGACGAGATACTACATTACAATAAGAAGCAGTATAACCTTCGCCCTTGATTGAATCGATCAGCTCTTGCGTCTTAGCAACGTGATCGTCGTTATATACTACCCATGTAATAGGCTCAGAAGGCGTTGCTGGTAGCCTTTCAATTACCGTCTCAACAATATCCATTAATGCTCCACCTTAAACGTTTTGGTCTTCATGTATCGCGGAATCGATACGTACTTGATAGCTTTAATCTGCTCTAGACGAGTTACGGCGTCGTTGTAGTTGACGTACATGCCGTCATTGAACCACCACCAACCATCGATAAGCCAGCGAGGTTTACGCCTATACTCAACGAGCCACTTACCATCAGTGCGATGCATACGCACAGCGGTTACTGGTACGTGCTCGTACTCCATACCAAACTCGTTCTGAGCTAATTCGTCCATTGTTCGTCCTAACATCGTTTCCAGTGAGTAAGTACCAATTCTGCCTCTAACCCACTATAGGTACATTTATCTATCATCGCTTCAATCTGATCTGGTGTATAACCAGCCTTAATCATATCATTAATGTCTTTGTATTCTAGTTCTTGTGGCCAGATACAGATCTTATAGCCTTTCTCGATAGCTTTACCCATCTTACGAACGGTTTCGCTATTACGCGGTTCGTTATCATATACTACGACTATAGACTCTTTCTCGCAATTAATCAAGCCTAATTCTACGTCGATGTCACCTCCACAGGAAGCAATAGCGTTAGATAGGAAGAGGCTATCAATCGGACCTTCTACGCAATACAGCCTCTTGTTATAGTCAGCCGTATCCAACCCAAAGATACGCGGATGAGTCTTATCAAGCATAATCGTAATATACTTAACGGGCGCATTAGGATCAAACGATCGTCCCTGAAAGCCGAACATCTTCTTATCACGAGTAAGAAATGGCAGAATCAACCTAGGCTCATCTCGCGTAAGAGACTCTTCGTCAAACTTACCAGGCAGCTTACTATTAGCCCACTTCTTAAACTGCGGACAATAGTATAGCTTATAGTGAGTATAAGAAGGTATAAGTCGCTTCTCTACATACTTCTTAGCAGGATGCTCTGGCTTAAGCTGCGAGATCTTCTTCAGATCCTTAATAGGCTTGATCTCGAATGCCGGCTTCTCTTGCTTGAACTCTACACTATCGATAGTAGTATTGCCGTTAGCCTTAAACTTCTCTAGTAGATACTGCTTATGAAGGTCAGGATCAAACTCCTTAAGGAAGTTATCGAAAGAGTTACTATAGCTACAGTTAAAGCACTTACAGACAAGGAACGCATGCTTCTCATGTTCGAAGACATGAAAGCGCGCCTTAGTCTTTGAGCGTTTACTGTCACCGCAGATGGGACACCGCGCATTAAAACGATGAGGTCCCATCTGCTTAAAACGAGTCAATCTACCCGAAGCTAACCTCAAATAGGACTCATCAAGAATCAAGTTATTCATAGCAATCCATTCTCTAACACCATACAATGGAGTATATAGAGATATTGAATTAAATCAACTGTTAATTTGCCTGAAGTGACCTTGCATGTTGAATACAATATTAAAGCGACCTTGTGTATCATCTTGTAATGAAGCACAATGAGGCTTAAGACCGTCAAACAATACAAAGCGATTCGCAACACTATCTACTCTATAATCTTCTACTATAGTAGGTCCGTTGTTAGTATTAACGTAGAAGATACCTGTGTAGTGAGGGAAAGGAAAATCCGTATGCATATCTTGTGACTTAGCAACACCTTGATTAGTGCAAAGCGTGCAATTGATACGAATAAGACGATCGACCATAAACTTAAGGCGATCGTCTAAAAAGTAAAGTATAGGTTTTATATCGTGAAAGAAAGGAGATACATGCTCTGGCTGTTCTAGTGCAGCATGTTTAAGATCAGGTGCATACGGTGTAAACACCCTATGTACAAAGTAGAACTCATCTGGTGAGTCTAATGATGTCGCGTTAGGAGAAAATACCCATTGTATACGCTCTCCCATTACTAACTTTTGTATATCGTTAAAAAGAGACGGCGGTAAAAAATTATCAACAATCCACATAACAAACTTTCAGTTTAGAATAACTTATCCCAAGGTACTCTATCAATGATGTAACCGACAGCTACTGATCCACCCAACACCATCCACATCCATTTTTCCATAGCTGTAATGCGCTCAGAAAGAGATGTGTGTTGTTGAGTAGCTTCGGCACGCATCTCTTTAATTTCTTTCATGAGCTCGTCGTACTGCTCGTCAATCTTCTGTTTGATTTCTCTTTCTCCAGATGAGATTCTAGCATGAAGCATTTCAACTTGACGATCGAATCTTTCCACGCTATCCTCCAGGCGGTCTACCAAAGTAGTGACAACAGCAACATCCTGCTGGAGCTTGCTTACATCTTCAACTACTTTTGGTAGACCTACTGCCATCATTCTATCTCAGACTTCTTATTAGGTGCAAACTTTTCCATACCAGTAATACCAAGACCAGCTACTGCAATAAGCATAGCAGCATCTAGAAGGTTATCGTCAATCTTTAAACCATAGAATAGATTGGCGATAAAAGCCACGGCAATTAATACAGCAAAAAGTGTTGCAATGATTCTCTTAGATGAAGGGTTACCATGGCCGTCAGCCAGCATACCCTTGATGTAATCGATAATAGCTTTCATTTCTGACTCCTTTGGATGTCATAACGAAACATTATCAATTAGAAAGGACCGTGATCCTCGTCGTCATCGTCATCTAGATACTTAGCACGAGTTTCGTATTCGTATCTTTCGGTTTCAGCTTCAATCTTATCGGCTTCTGCGATTGCTTTGTAATCGGTCTTACCGAGCTCTTGCTGCTTGACATTAGGATCAAACTCAGCAGTCTTCATACCCATCATAGTAGCAAACGCACCAACAAAAGCACCTACAATAGTAGAGAATGCTGGTCCGATAATCTTGAAGATCTCGTTATTGTCTACAACGTTATTAGGAACGAAAAGACCAATCATCATTACTACGACAACCGAGCACATAACTAGACCAAGAACGAAGGCAATCATCTTCATCATGGTAAGCTGAATCTTACCCTTAGCGATCTCTAGCTGCTCAAGAGAGTTTACTGGCTCTTCTTTTGTAATAAACGACAGAATGCCCATTACTTCTTCTTCCTTGTTCTCTTCTTAATCTGAGTAACAGCGTCAGTAATCTGATCGTTAACAGCATTGATCGCTTCGTTAGCTTCCTTAGCTGTCTTCTCAGCAAGAGCTTTAGCTAGCTCAATATCTTCTGCAGTTACCTTACCGTCCTTGTTAAAGTCTAGTAGACCCAGTAACTTCTTAATCTTATCCCACATTTACTTTCTCCTTCTTCATTCTTCCGGCCCTAGCAAGAGCGTTTTGCGCTAGTCTTCTTGCAGCCTGTAAAGCCTGAGGGGAATCACCTTCACTGGCACTAATAGTAGACAGAGCAGCAATTAACAGAAGTAATGATCGATCATCCTTCATGTTAGGGTTGTTAATAAATCTATAGAAGTTCTGAACGATAAAGTTGATCAGATTGGTTCTTGAATCTGGAACTTCATCTTCGGCTTCAGTGATCATTTCTTCTTTTCTTTCGCGTTTACTTCGTCGACGGCGCGCTTATTGTCGTTGATCCATTGCTGCAGACCGATAAGTTGTTGACTGTTTTGCATGCATCGGCTGTAGTTTGAGATGATGGTGAAGAGGGCTTCATTGTCTTTAATTCCAGAGGGGGTCGCATCAGAACTTCCGGTGGCGTCGGCATCACTGCCTGTGGCACTAGCGTCGTGCGTGTACACCCAGCCGTTAGACATAACATGCTGACTAGGAACATTGCTTTTGGCGCGGTCAAGATAGACATATTCTTTTTCCTTAATCGTATTCACTCTATCAACGTACTCAGTAACGACCTTATTACTTATCTCGGCATTCTTTCTTTCTAGCTCAGCAACCTGTTCTGCTTTCTTTTGAGCGAACCGAGCTAGCTCTGCTTCAGCATAGGCAGATCCCTTCATGTAGCCATAAAAGAACACTCCAATAAGGAGTGCTGCAGCAGCTAAAAGCTTATATGGTAGAGGGATCATACTAAACATGATTAAGTCTCTTTCTTAAATTCTTTGAACCTCTTGAGCATTTTCTTTTTACCGAGAAGAGGATCAAACTTAGCTACACCAGCCGTTACGTTAGCTGGCCCTTCACCTTCTTCTTTAACATCTTGGCTCATTAGATCTTCCTTAGAATCTCGATAATCTTCTCATCCATAACAATGTCTGAGCTGTATATCGGAAACTCACTGATACCAGTTACTACATCTGGCATACGCTGAATTAAAACTAGAAAAGGCTTAAGAAAGCTATAGTAGCCTTTAAGCTTCAGAAACAACATCCTTGTAGCATGAGGCCCAAAGACGTTATACAACACTACGATATGATTAAGTACGAGCCGTTCTTTAAGCTCACCAGTGAGCTCGTATCTGTTAAAGAGTCTCTTGATGTACTTAAATCGCTTTAAGTCGTCGTAGAACTCTTCTGTATCGAAGCATTGCGGGTTATCATAATGTTTCGCAGCGTATATGATAAAGTTTGCATCAGTCAAAGTTTCATTCATATTATACTATTCTTACTTTGACAACCCCTGCAGAAGTATAGTATGGTTGACCTAACGCAACTCCGGCAGCATTGGCTTCTGAATCACCTGCGTAAGGCCCTTGCATAATCGCTTTACGAAGGGTAGATAATGTAGCACTCTTTGTCGTGTTAGCGGAGATATCCTCAACAATGAAAATATCTCCGCTAGCAATCGACGTGTTAGCCGTGCCAATTGATGTCAGTTCTGTAATCTTCTTAGCACGATCAGACATTTAATTATGCGTCCTTCATTACGGTGTCTTCAAAGTCACCAGTCATCGAACCCATAGCAACTAGGGTTTCTTCTTGTACGCGGCCTGCGCGACCACCGGTACCAACAATACGACGTACCCAACCAGCGTGAGCAGCACCCTGCTTAGCACCCGAAAGAACCGCTGCAGCAGTTGCTCTTTCACCTGTCAGTGTAGCACCACCAGCTGTTGTGCTGTCACCTGAAGCCTTGGTTAGAGCGATATTAGCGCCACCCGGCTGAGTTGCAAGAGTTACTACTGACGAGTTCGAGAACGCGATATAGTATGTAGCTGTATCTGTCAGCCCGCCTGGTGTTGAAGTAGTATTACCAGCGTAAACAACCTTGTCGTTAACTAGGAACTTCGAGTTAGCAGATGTGATTGCAATCGTTGCGCCTGAAACGTTTGTGTTACCGTTAAAGATCACAGCTGATGGAGCAGCAACAGTTACAGATGGTGCAACTGAGTATGAGTTGCCTGGAAGCACCACGTTAACAGCAGCAATACGACCTGACGAGTTTGCTTGAGCGTTTGCAGTGGCATTACCACCAACAGTTACAGTTGCGTTAGCCGAATAGCCTGAGCCTGCGTTTATGATAACGTACTGAATAACCGAAGCGTTAGATACAGCCATTTCGGTTACGTCTACGCCGTATACTAGCTCAGCGTTACCCATGATAGGCTGACCTGTTGAAGCGTGGTCAGACGACTCAGCAAGACCTACCGAAGCAGGGCCTTGTTGAATGTTGTACGATGTACCGCCTGATTGTGCTACAACGTTTACGCCATTCTTACCCGACTTGATAGTCATGAATGTTGAGTTACCGACGGTTGTAACAATATAAGTGTTACCGCCAGCAACCAGATAGTTACCTACCTTTGTAGTTGTATCGAATGAAGTTGACGAACCAACAACGTTACCTGTTACTCCGTCAGCGTTCTGAGTGATAGTTACTGTACCTGAAACAGATACACTATCATTGTTACCCCATAAAGCCATTTATTTTCTCCTGATGAGCTTTGTTCTTAATATTTATACTTTAACCAAATCTAACATGTAACGCGAGTTTTCTTTCCTATCGATAAGAGAATTATAGATAGGTCTGTTTTCGTCAATTGGAAGCTTACCTCTTTCTGCAGCACGATGAGCAGCTCTTTCCTGCTCTTGTTCCGCATAGCGTTCTTCTAATATACTCGATAGGCTTTTAGCAACAGGGGTAGGTTGAGCTGTTTCCACCTCAACCTTACCGATGTTAATCTTACCGCCTACATTAAATGCCATTAGATATGCTTCATCATTTCTTCATGAGAGTGAGAAATCTTCTTCTGGAAGGCTTCCTTCTCATGTGGTTTCATACCAGCATACTTATCGAGAGCTTTACCAGCATGAGCAGCTGTTACGTGCTTAGACTCGCCATGCGTAAAGTGAACAGTTGCACCGCCTTGCATTGACGTTGAAGCCTTGCGCAGCTGGTTGATGATGTGCTGACCAGCTTCGGTCTTTGGCTTCTCGAGCGCGCCAGTCTTCTGAAGAGCTTCGATCTTCTTCATATGCTCTGGGTTATTGTGCATTAGCTTTTCACCGGTCTTTGGATGCACGGTGAAGTCCTTAGCAGCAGCCTTCTTAGGACGACCACGAGCTTCTTCTAGGCGGTTAACACCTAGCTTCTTGCGAACGTGATGTGAAAGAGCTACGTAACCAACACCGAGGTCATTAGCTGCCGAGCGAACATGGCTCTTACGAACGTTATCACCGTAACGCTTGATTAGGTGCTTAGCAGCAGCTGCAACAGATTCGTCGAGATCTACTTCTTCAGTAGCTGGGACGCGAACATATTTCGAACCAGGCTTGGCTGTATACTTACGGACAGCTACGTCTGTGCCACGCATACGCTTAACCGACTTGCTGTAGTCGCCTTTTTCTTGAGCTGCAGCATCAGACTTCTTATTAGCTGAAAGATACTTTAGCATCGTGTCCTTTGAAAGCTCGTCGATCTGTTCAGCCTCTTCTTTCATCTTACGCTTAGGATGGCTGTGCGATTCTTGCTGAAGGATTTCCATATCTTCAGTCATAACGCGTTCGATACCGTGATCGAACATAACGTCATACCATTCGATCAGTCCGTCTGCATCTGGATCAGCATGCATAGTCTTGATAGGTGTACCTTCTTTCCATTCCTTATGGAAGATTTTAGTAGCGCACATGTGCTTGTCGCCTTCAAGAGCACCTGGTGCGACGCCAGCTAGCTTAGCTTCGATCATTTCGATCTCTTCTCTGGTTAGCTTGTCAGTAGCTGTCGCAATACCCTTTTGGCGCTTTTTAATGTTATCAAAGTTCTTCTTTGACTTTTCATCAGCAGCAATCTTTAGACCAGCGGTAACACCTTGAGTGCTCATACGCTCAGCCGCCTTGTTGATGTAGCGGCCCATAGTTGCCTTTGATAGCTCGTCGATCTGAACTTCTTCGGTCGCAGGAACACGAGCTGGCTTAACGCCTGACATTGAGCCACCCCATCTCTTACGGCCAGCAAGTTCGCGGCCCTTCGAGCGATCCTTACCGCCTTCGTTGTCGGCAATTGACTTTGCCTTCATAGAATAGCGTCCTACAGTCGCGCGCGAAAGCTCATCTACCTGCTCGATTTCTTCCTTAGCTAGCATGTTCTCACCACGCTTTGTAATGATCTTACCAGCTTTCTTATACCCTGCAGCGCGCTGGTTGTAACGACGATTATCGTCTACAGCATCAGCATCCATAGCATCTGCCTTTGCAGCAGATCTATACTTCTTCAATGTACCTGTTGAGAGCTCATCGAGAGTTTCGACTTCTTCGTTAGCTGTCTTCTTGTCTTTAGCCATCTTAGCTAGCTTGACAAGTGGCTTTACCTTAGCACCGCCACCAGCAGCATGACGAATAGCAGCTTTTGCTTCGTCAGAAAGCTTCTCATCAACCTGCTCGGCTTCTTCTTTATGAAGCTTCTTTTCTTTAGACATCATAGCTGCGAGTTTAGCAACCTTGTCCTTGTCTTCGCCAGACATACGAGCTTTCTTTTCTTCGTCGCGTGACTTTTCAAAAGCATCTGTAGACTCAAAAACGCCTTTGATGGCGTTTAGAAGCGCGTCTGAAATCTTACCTGATAACTTTGCCATTGGGGTTCCCTCTAATTT